GTTTGATTTATTGATGCTGGCTCAGTTTGTCGTAATCATGGTGACAATCATATTGATGGTAACGGTCTGCGTCGATTTGGTGGAAAACAAAAATGAGGATTGAAGCCGCGTTGGTGCTGGCAGTTGCGATGTCATTATTTGTAGTCGTGCCAGAAAATGAGGTGTATAACTCGTATTTGCCGTTGATTAAAATTGACCCGACACGAACGCCAACGCCCAAACCGTTGCCGACACCAACGCGAACAGCGACACCGGCAGCACTGCCAACGGTGCAACCTCAGCCAATGCCTACGTCAATATCGACGCGGGAGTTAGGGCGACGATGTGATAGCAGCAGCGCAGACTGGCGCGGCAATGGCGGCTACCCGTTTTGCGTGGCGCGTGATATGGGCTGGGTTGGGCAAAGCGCAAGTGTGCAATATCGTTATGCCGGCAGCGGCGAATGGCTAACAGCGGCTTGGGATTTTTACGGCGCAGAGTGGTATGAGCTGAGGCTTGAAAACAACAGCGGTATAGCGAGTTGCGAGACGCGCAATGTCGGCACTGGTCAAGGCGGTTTCAGGCTGAGGGTTGGCGAGAGCGGGAGTCATTCGTTTAACGTGAATCGTTTGGCACGTGGGCTGTATAAGCTAGAGATGTATGTTTGGGCGGCTGGGCGCGAGTTCGGCCACAATGAAGTATTTATTTGTATTAATTAAAAAATCATGTTTCACGATATTGGAATCAAACCTGCAATCGATCGGGATAACTACTGCAACGCATCGGTGTCATGGGAATTGGCGCTAAAGGCGCAAATGTCAGAATTTGGCTTAAATGTCGAGACTGTAGCCGAAGGCGTGTTGATTTTGATCGACACGCTCAAAAATCACGGTATCGAAATAAAATTAAGCGATGATCGCCACAATAGCGGGGCGTGGCGGGTTGGTGGCTGAGGCACGAAAATAAAAAAATGCCCACCTATTACGATGTCTCGAGATGGAGTAATAGGTGGGCGATGATGAAATGTTAGCAGGGCGGCTAATAGATAGGAATTATACATGACGACAGGCGCGTGAGTTAATCAAAACACATGGCAAAGAGTAGAAAATTAAGCGATTTTCGCCAACAGGCGATGAATGCAAACAGGCACACTGAGCGCGGCATGAAGGCGTTAGAGGCCAGCATGAACGAGGTCGGCTATACCGCGCCGATAATCGCGGCGGCTGATGGCGAGATTATCGCGGGTAGCGCACGGCACGAGACAGCGGCTAATGTGTTTGGCGCGGATGTCGAGCCGATGATCGTTGAGAGTGACGGCAAGCGGCCGATTGTGGTGGTGCGCACTGACATAAAAAACGCCGACACACGGGCGGCAAAGCGCATCGGTTTGCTCGATAACCGTGTGCAAGAGATCGATTTGAGCTTTGACCCGCTGGTATTGGCGCAGCTGTATGCCGAGGACAAAACGCTAACGGCGGGATTGTGGAGCGACGACGAATTGACGAGGCTGCTTAACGAAGCCGAAAAGGGCGAGAATGACATAGATGAATTGTGGGAAGGAATGCCGGAATTTGTGCAAGAGGATGTATCCGCATTTAAAACAATTTCTATTCATTTTGAGAACACAAAAGCAGTTAAGGAATTTTCGGCAGTGATTGGTCAAACAATAACAGATAAAACAAAAAGCGTTTGGTATCCTAAGCGCAACCGCCCACCAGCAAAGGAGCTTGCATTTAATGAGCAATAGATACCCTGTGTACATTATTTCAAAAGGTCGATGGGATAGCCGTTTAACGGCGAAAGCGTTGTTGCGTATGGGGGTTGATTTTCATGTAGTGGTTGAGCCGCAAGAATTTGATCAATACGCCGCAGTTATTGATAAGTCCAAAATTCTTGTTTTGCCGTTTTCAGATTTGGGGCAAGGCTCAATCCCTGCACGAAATTGGGTATGGGAACACTCTATCAGTATCGGGGCTGAGCGGCACTGGATAATTGATGACAATATCCGTATGTTTGGCAGACTTTATAAAAATAGAGTTTATGAGGTTAAAAGCCCTTTGTTTTTTGGTGCAATGGAGGAGTTTTGCGATAGATACAAAAATATTTCTATGGCCGGGCCTCAATCATTTACTTTTGCACGGCAAGACAAACAGCAAAAGCCAATTTCGCTAAACACTCGTATCTATTCTTGTATCCTCATCAGAAACGACATCCCGTATCGCTGGCGTGGGAAATACAACGAGGATACCGATTTGTCGCTAAGGGCGCTCAAAGATGGATGGTGCACAGTTCTTTTTTACGCGTTTCTTATGGATAAAAAAGCCACAATGCGAATGAAAGGCGGCAACACGGAAGAATTATATAAGGATGACGGGCGGCTAAAAATGGCACAATCTCTTGTTGAGCAACATCCAGACGTAACAACCATCAAGCAAAAATGGGGGCGCTGGCAACATGTAGTTGATTATTCGGGATTTAAGCGCAATAAATTAAAACTAAGAGACGGGGTTGAAATACCAAAAGGTATAAACGACTACGGAATGATTTTGACCAAAAACGGGTAACCTGTTGCCTGATACAAAACGCCATGAGTGACACCCAAACGCCGCCTAATACCTCAAATACACCGCCTAAAAAAAGAACTTTTAGACATTACAAAACGGCTGAGATTGTCGAGGCATTGAAAGCAACTGGCGGCATGGTGTATATGGCTGCGCGTAAATTGGGCTGCGACCCAAGCACGATAAACACTCGCGCTAAAGCATCGCCAGAAATACAAGCGGCGATTGATAACGCTCGCGGCGATATGCTGGACATGGCAGAGCATGAGCTAAAAAAAGCGGTGCGCGGCGGCGACATGACCGCAATTATTTTCACGCTTAAAACCATTGGCAAGCATCGCGGCTATGTCGAGCGGGTTGAGCAGACGGGCGCGAATGGGGGCGCAATTGAGATTAAAGCAACTGATTACCGCGTCGCGGCGAAATCAATCACAAGCGAATGAGTAGGACGCTATACCTCCCACGACTAAGGCCAGATCAAAGCCGCATCGTAAAACACCCCGCCAAAATCAAGGTTCTGGCGATGGGCAGACGCTGGGGCAAAACCGTGATGAGTGGCGCGGTCGCATTGGCGGCGGCGGCATACTCTAATAAGGTCGCGTGGGTAGCGCCCAGCTACAAGCAAACGCGCCCGCTGTGGCGGTGGGCGGTGACTGCAAACGCTGGGGTTGGCACGGTTTCACGCACTGAGCGAATGATTGATTTTGGGCGTGGCTTTCTGGGCGTGTATACCGGCGATAACCCCGATTCTATGCGTGGCGAATCGTTTAACTTATTGATTATTGACGAGGCCGCAAAAATAAAAGATGAAGTGTGGACTGACATTTTGCAACCGACACTTGCAGACTACGACGGCGAAGCTATTCTTATTAGCACCCCTCACGGGCGTAATTGGTTTTGGCGCGAGTGGCAACGGGGCAAAAATGGCGCAAATGGTTACGCTTCATTTTCTGCACCTAGTGCCGATAACCCGAACCCAAATATTAAACGGGCGGCTGAGTTGGCGCGTGAGCGTGTGAGTGAACGAACATACCGCCAAGAATGGCTTGCTGAATTTGTCGAAGACGGCGGCGGCGTATTTCGGGCGGTGCGTGAACGGGCGACGGCTGACCCGCTACAAAGGCCAGTCGAAAACTGCACTTATGTTGGGGGGCTGGATTGGGCATTGAGCCACGACTACACAGTGCTAACGTTGATGGATGCGACAAACAAAAAAGAGGTTTGGAAAGAACGATTTACCGGCATTGAATACGGCATGCAGCGGCAGCGTATCGCGGCGGTGTGCCATCGGTTCGGTGTGTCGTCGATTTTGGCAGAACAAAATGCAATGGGCAAGCCAAACAACGACGAACTTAGGCGAATGGGTTTGCCGGTTCGTGATTTTACGACGACGGCAACGACAAAGGCCGATCTCATCGAATCACTTGCGGCGGCATTTGACCACCGCAAAATTGAGATTCTAAAAGACGAGGTGGCAATTGCCGAACTTGAAAGCTACGAGAGCAAGCGCACGGCAAACGGCGGGGTGCAATACAACGCGCCCGACGGTATGCACGATGACACGGTAATGAGCATGGCGCTGGCGTGGATGGCCTGCGAGAGTGGCGACGACATCGGCGGTAGCCCGCTATTTGGGTATAGAGGTTAAAAAAATGGGAGTGTTAAACAGGATTATGGCTGCGATTAAGGCATTTAAAGAGGAATTGACGATGAGCGGCGAGGCGGATATTAACGGCCTTGGCGATTTTGGCACATGGGAGGCGCGGCGGTTGCGCTATGAAATGGCGTGGGCGTTTTACGAAAACAACGTCTACCGAAATATTCACACGTGGGCCCCGCGCATGAAGGCCGATTATGGGCTTTACAAGCACACGCGAAATATCTATAACCCGACATACCGCATCGTGTCGTTTTACCGCCAACACATTTACGGCGGGGCGCTCGACATGGCGGCGGGTGACGGCAGCTTGATTCCAAGCGCGATTCCAATCACAACAGAAAACGACAATTTGCGGGTTGCTATCTCGCGGCTATGGAAAGATAGCAATTGGGAGAGCGAGAAGTCGATCTTAGCGCAGTGGGGCGCGTGTTTCGGCGATGTGCTGCTCCGTGTCATCGACGACACCTCACGCCGAAAAGTGCAACTAAAGACAGTGCATCCGGCGACGATTAAATCATTGACTTTGGACGCGGTGAACAACGTGCGCGGGTATGAGATCGAATACAAGCGAGTTGATGAGAGAGGTATCGAATTTGACTATAGCGAAATTGTTGAGCGTGACGGCGAAGATGTTGTATACACCACTCGTAAAAACGGGCATTTATTTGCATACCCAGAAAATACGGCTAACGGTGCGGCTGTGGCCCAATGGCGCGAGCCTTACGGGTTTGTGCCATTGGTTTTAATCCGGCACAATCATGTTGGGCTAGATTGGGGGTGGGCTGAAACACATCCGGCATTATCAAAATTTCGTGAGGTTGACGACGTGGCCAGCAAGGTCAGTGACCAGATTCGCAAAATGGTAGATTCGCCTTGGTTGTTCAGTGGTGTTCAAAAGCCGACGACAGCGACGACGACACGAGGGCGGACGGCGACAATTGACGCGCCTGACCCAAGCCGTGAGGAAGTGCCGGTGATTTATGCCAATGACCCTAATGCCAAGGCTCAGGCGTTGGTATCACCGCTGGACATTGCAAGCGCCTTGAAGCATGTTAGCGATATGCTAAATGAGCTTGAGCGCGAATTCCCAGAATTGCAGATGGACATTTGGAACAGTGGCGGCGACACGAGCGGGCGGGCGTTGCGATTGGCACGGCAGCGCGTGACTCAAAAAGTGGTTGATCGCCGCGCAGGTTACGACAGCGGGCTGACTCGTGCGATGCAAATGGCAGTGAGTATTGGCGGGTATCGTGGGTATGACGGTTACGCGGGGTTTGATCTTGACAGTTTTAAACGCGGCAATATGGAGATGAGCATTGCCAGCCGACCCGTGTTTGATGTTGACAAATTTGAGAAACTTGAGGAGTCTAAGCTATTTTGGGAAACGGCAAGCACGGCGATTAAGGCGGGTATGCCGTTGCTGGTTTACCTCAAAAATGAAGGGTGGGACGATACGAAGATTAGCGAAATCACTAAATCGGCTGAGTATGTTTCGCGGCTGGCGTTGCTCGGTGACATGGGAGGCAATCAGGGGGCATGAGCAAAGCGCACGAGCAAGCGATTAAAAACGCGCTCGACACAAGCGACGACATCGACACCCTATTTGCGAAAATGGGAAGTGCCGCGCACCCGCGCGGGGCAGTCGTGGCGCTTTATCGCTCGGCAGTGCGTGAAATTGATCAGAATTTAGACAATCCGGCGGCTGTGCGTGAGATATTGCAGTCGTTGCGGACGCGGCTCATTATGGCTTATACCCAACTGCTCAATGACGCGGCAAGCGCTGGCGCGTCTCGCGGTGAGCGTGATATTGTGATTACAGATTTGGCCCAAGCCGGAACGCCTGACGCGGACCCGTCTAACATCGTGCAATCGGCACGGGCGGCAATTGAGGCGGTGGTTGATTCGCAGATTAAGCAAATTTACGCTCAAATCAACATGGGCGCAGATAAGGCGGTAATCGTCGGCGACGAGGGGCGGGTTGGGCTACTGTCGCCAGCGGTGGCACTGCGTGAGGGGCGGCGGCTTATCGCGGCGGTGGTCAATCGCTCGAAGAACGAGCGGCTTATTGCGGCGGCAACGAGTGGGCTAGGTGATATTTTTGGCGGCATTGTGTTGCCGTCCACGAGCCAGCGGGCGCGGGTGGAGGTTTACAAACGCCAAGCCATTGCCGCAATTGACGAACGCACAACGGACTGCTGTCTGAGGGTTAACGGGCAGATTGTCGGGCTTGACGAGATGTTTAAATTGACTGGCACTCCGAGGTTTGCCGACAAATTGACCGATCCGCCATTCCATGACGCTTGCCGAACATCGGTGGCGCTCATCCACGAGGATGACGTTGATGACAAACTAACGCGAGAGATACGCGAAGCATCGCAGGCGGAAATCAAAGCACGTGAGGACGGCAGCCGCGTTGAAATTAACCCGGCTGACGCACGATCAAGGCGGTAACATGGCACACGACACTACGGAACGAGATTTCATGATGGTTATTCGGCAAGCCGCGCTGATGGTAAGCGCTCACATCGGGCGCAATCGGGCGGCATTGGGCGATTTGGCGACAGCCATAGACGCGGGGCTGGTTGTGATCATTCAATGGGTGGAATGGAAGTATGACGTTAAGCGCCCCAAAGTGAGGCAGTAAAAAACTGATATAATACACATTAATAAGTAGCAGTCGCTAATAGCGCCCGCTCGAAGTTCCAAAAAGGAACCGAGAGCGGGCGTTTTTATTTTTCGCGTGATGCGATAAGGATTATCCGAGATGGACACAACGAAGCCAGATTCGCCAGATGGCAATCAGGAGACAGCAGTAAAAAAAACGCCAACAGTTGATGAAATGGTCGCAGAGCTAGAGGCCACGCGCAAGGCGCTAAAACAAGCCAACGCCGAAGCAGCAGAACGCCGCAAAAAGTTAGATGCAATTGAGGCCGAAGAAGCAAAACGCAACGAGGCCAGTATGAGCGAGCTAGACAAGGCCAAAAAAACCGCTGAGAAATTAGCGAGTGATAACGCCGAACTAGGCAAGCGCTTGCAAACTATCCAAATACAAGCGGCAATTGAGCGCGAAGCGAGTGCGTTAGGGTTCGCCGACATTCAGGACGCTTTTACGCTAGTTGCACGATCTGAAATCGTGATCGACGGCGACACGGTGAAGGGCGCAAAAGAGGCGGTAGCAGCATTGGCAAAAGCCAAGCCCTATCTACTCAAGTCGGCAACAGTGACGCAGACCGGCACGGCTGGCAAGCCAAGCACACGGACGATAGGCGCAGCGGCAACGACTCAACCAGTGGTAACGGGAGTGAGATTTTAAAAATGGCTGATATTACAGTAACCGCCGCACAAGTGGCGGTAGTTTATCCGCTGAAAGCGGAGATTTTCAACGGAATTGCAACCGAGAGCATTACAGCGGGGCAAGCCCTGTATATGACCTCGGCAGGCAAATACGGCATCGCCGATGCAAACGCATCAGGCAAGCAACAATTTCGCGGCATTGCACTAAATGCCGCGGGCGCAGGGCAGGCCGTGAACGTGTTGCGGCGTGGGCATGTTGCGGGGTTCACCCTCGGCACTTACGATTCGTTGGTGTATCTCAGTGATACCGCTGGCGTGTTGGGTGACGGGGCTGGCACGATGTCGGTAAAGGTCGGGCGTGTTGACGCAATTAGCGACACATCACTTACAAAAGTGTTGTTTGTCGATGTTAATTTGACGACTGTTTGGTCATAAGGAGGACTAGAAAATGAGTGGTATTGCAGGTATTTTGGGTATTGCAGATTCTAGTCGGGTCTACGTCAATACGGTCGGACAGCGCGTAGTGTATGACGCTGTAACGCAACTATTAAGCCAATATAACGCCGATGTTGCCGCGCAAACTCGCGTATTTGTTGGGGAGACAACTCCTTTGTTTCAAGAGCGCTATGTTTTGCCGGGCGGTGGGCGCTTGCAGCGTTTAGGCAACCAAGCGCCAAGCGCAGCCGTTAAGCGCACCGGCAAATGGGACGTGGCCTATCCGCTTGAGAGTTTTGGCGCGGCTCAGGGTAGCAACCGCGTGGAATATGCTTACCTGACGGTGGGCGATGTTGATAGCGCGGTGCAAACAATTGTTACGCAGGACATTAATACACGCCGACACGAGATGCTTAAGGCATTGCTCAACAACACGGCGCGAACGTTTGTTGACCCGCTGAATGGTTCATTGTCAATTCAGCCGTTGGCAAATGGTGATGCCGTTGTTTACCCGCCCGTTTTGGGCAGTGAAACCGAAGCGACTGACGATCATTACATCGTCAGCACTTACGCCGCCGCCGACGTGAGCGACACAAATAACCCGCTAATCACGGGCCGCGATGAACTTGAGGAGCATTTTGGCACGCCAACAGGCGGCGGTCAAATCGTCTCGTTTATCAATAATGCCCAAGTCGCCAAAATCAAAGCGCTGGCTGAATTTACCAGTGTTACCGATATGGCAATTACCCCCGGCTCAAACACTGATCGGGTAAACATGCTGCCAAATGTGCCGGGTCGAATCCTCGGACGCACCGACAGCGGTGTGTGGGTTTCGGAGTGGCGTTGGGTTCCAAGCGGCTACATTGTCAATGTATCGCTTGACGCGCCCCCACCCTTAAAGATGCGCGTTGACCCCGCCGATACCGGCCTCGGTTCTGGCCTGCAATTGGTGGCTGAGGACGAACTCAACCCATTGCGCGTCGCGTATTGGGAAAACCGCTTCGGCATTGGGTGCGCAAACCGCTTAAACGGTGTTGTGATTCAGCTTAAGGCAAGCGGCTCATACGACATTCCAAGCGGCTATTCATAAGAAATTGGCGCGATTAACTCGCGCCAATTTTTAACATTATGGCAACACGAGCGCAAATCGAAGTAACCCTAATTGCCAGATGCGGCAAAATTTTGACCGCATGTGGGCTTGATGGTGTAACCGTAGACGGCACTAACGCCAGCCTAACAGACCCGTTAGGCTGGGCATTGCGCTCGCTCGATGTCGCCCCTGCAACCTACGGCACGGTGACAAGCGCAGAGGTTGCAGCCGTTGCCGCTGACGAGGTTGACAAACTGCTAGACCTTGCCGAACTAAGGACGCTTGAGAACGCGCTCGGCAATTTTGACGCGGTTGATATCTCGGTAGGCGCACGAAGTGAAAGTTATGACCAGATACGCACGGGGCTAGAGCGCGCGTTAGACCGCAAACAAAAAGCGGTTGAGCGTAGGTATGGCATTGGGCTTGGCACGATTGAGGGCGGTGTAATCGCCCTTGATTTTGCGCAGAAGGGTGACGAATGAGCGCAACATTTGCAAGACGCTTGACTGTGACGGCCTCGACAAAGCGGCTGCCAGTGGTGAGCGGTGGCAAACGTGGCGCGGCAACGACTCACCTATCGGAACTCAAATGCACCCCGCTCGACCCGCTCACGGCTGAGATATCGCAACGTGTGGCACTGAATACGCCGCACGAGACGCTGCAAACGTTTTGCGGTAGCGGTGATGTGCGTGAGGGTGATATTTTGGTGGTGGGTAGCAGTGAATACCCCATTAAAGCCGTCGAGGATTGGACGGACTTTCGCGGCGTGACTTTTCGCGTGCTGGTGGTGGAGGATTTGAAGAAATGATCAAGGCCAATATCAAGGGCATTCAGCAAGCACAAGCTGCCAATAACCGCCGCATTGCGGAGTTAAAACCGCAAGGCGCGGCGGGGCAAGCGCTTCGACGCGCTGGGCAGATGATCGTCCGTTATGTCATCGCTATTACTCACGTTGACACGGGCGCTTTACGCGCAAGTCATCGGCTCGAGATTAACGGGCTACGGGGGCGAATCTACATTGACCCTAGCGCGAAAAATCCGCGAACAGGTGCGCTTACCTCGATTTATGGGGCGATTGAACACGCTCGAGGCGGCACACATGCGTTTTACACGCGCACGAAAAATGAGTATGGGCCAGAAGTGGTGAGGGCGGTAAAAACTTACATTAGCGGAGCGATGAAATGAGCGTTCCAAATCGTAAGGCGACCCGCGAAGCATTTGCAGCACTACTCAGCACAGCGCTGGTAGACAGCAACCTGTGCCAAACGGTATATGCTTATCAGCCCGCCGATTTTGGTGGACAGTCGCCAGTCGCAACCGTAAGCGCATTGGGTAGCGAGAGGACGAGACGCACACAGCGCGGTTCTGAGAACACGTTTTATTTTTCGGTGCATGTGTTTGCTTTGTATTCTGATCGCGGCGATTGGGACGAACTAGACGCGGAGAACGCGATAGACAACATTGAGCAGGCGATAGCCAAGGCGGTAGACGACAACGCGGCTACCAGTTGGGCTAATTTAACAATTGATGACAGAACAGTAGCCGACAGCGTAGAGGTTGGCGGCAATGAGTATAGAAGGGAGATTATCGTCGTTAAGGCGGTAGTTTTTGACAAGAGGTAAAAAAACAAATGGCAAGTTTTATCGGAAATGCCGTAAAAATTACGGTGATGACCACAGCAGGCGGCTCAACTACTGATTTTGAGTTTACCGCTTTTGCGCGTGACGCAGCGCTGGATTTGTCAACTGAGGCGGTCGAGGTGTCGCACTATGGCACTGTGGCAAAACAATTTATACCCGGGATGAGTGAGGGTAAATTCTCGTTCACCATCGACCACGATAACGGAACGTTGTCTACATCGCCACAAAAGAATCTTGAGGATTTGTACCGCGAGATACGAGCGTGGCGCGTCGATCCATTGGGCACGGGCGCAGGGTTGCAGCGTTACACGTTTGATGGATTTGTGACAGCAGCGCCCGTTGCATTGTCAATGACTGACCCGGTAGGTTCAGACGTTGAGGTCCAAATCACCGGCGCTATCACAGTAACAACACAGTAAAGGGGGTCATATGGCAGCATTTATTGGTAATTCGGTAGTCATTAACGTAATGACGCTGGCAGATTCGGCGGTGTTGGATTTTGCATTTACGGCTTACGCACGTGACGCGGCGCTGGATTTGTCGACCGAGGCGGTCGAGGTGTCGCACTATGGCACTGTGGCAAAACAATTTATACCCGGGATGAGTGAGGGTAAATTCAGCTTTGCGATTGACCACGACACAGTAGCAGTAGCCAGCAGCCCTCAAAAAAACATGGAAGAGCTGTACCGCGAAATTCGGGTATGGAATGTCTACCCGCTAGGTACTGGCACGGGAAAACAGGTGTATACATTCAGCGGGTTTGTCACGGCAGCACCGATCAGCCTGAGCATGACCGATCCGGTATCGAGTGAAATAGAAGTCCAAATTACAGGTGCGGTAACAGTTTCAACACAGGCATAACACAACATGGCTAAATACATTCACGGCAAACCCAAAACAGAGCGCATTCATGGCATTGGCGAATACTCCGAGGAGTGGGTTGATGTTCGACGATTGACGTGGGCGGACATGGCACAACTAGAACGCCGGTCGGCTGAGTTTAAGCAAACGCCCAACGCATTATTCATTAATTTGATTAGCGCGTGGAGTATTTGCGACGAAAACGGCGACCCCGTGCCAGTATCGGCTGAGGTGCTTGATCAGCTGCCTGCTGAAATTGCAACGCCAGTTATCACCAAAATCAATGAGCTTTTTTTAGTATTTCAGCCGTCGAAAAGCGACAAATAGCAAAATTGGTCATCGGGATGACGACAGATTACCCCGATGATCTTGTATTTGCGCAAATCTGCGACCGTTTCCACAAGCTACCAAGCGAAGTGATGAACGAGGACTACGGCGACATGATGCGGGTTTGGGCATTGCTGAACACATACGAAAACGCGGCTAACGCTATCGCCAAACAAAAAAGCGGCAAAAAATGAGCGAGAAATTATCATTAATCATTGAGGCAACCGACAACGCCAGCAGCGTGCTAAGCGGCATCGGCAACACGTTAGGCAATTTAGGCCGCGTTGCTGGTGGGCTTGCGCTTGGTGGCATCGCCGCGCTCGGTGCGGGTGTCATAAAATTTGCCTCTGACGGATTGACGCTTAATAACTCGATGGAGAAGGTGACGGCGCAGCTAAACGCTTTCACCAAGGACGGGGCAAAGACCGCCGCAATCATTGACACAGTTAGAGAACGCGCCGCCAAAACGCCGTTTGAATTTGACCAAATGGCAAAGGCGGCAGTGGCGCTTTTCCCTGCGTCCAAAACCGCAGAAGGCGGTCTTAACGCCATTTTGGAGAAGGCCGAAATACTAGCGGCCTCTAACCCCGCTCAAGGGCTTGAGGGCGCAGCATTCGCGCTTAAGGAAGCCGTAAGCGGCGATTTCACCTCAGTCATTGAGCGCTTCAACCTTCCACGCCAATTTATTAACGATCTCAAAAAAGAAGGCGTGCCAAACCTCGAAATTGTGCAACGCGCAATGCAAGAGATGGGGCTTGATGTTGATCTTGTTTCAAATTTAGCGAATACAGCTGAGGGACGCTGGTCAACATTCAAGGATACGCTTTCAGGTGTTGCGGCAACGGCGACCAAGCCCATATTTGACGCGATGTCTACGGGCATCGCTGGGGTTAATGGCTTGCTAGAGGCCAATACACCGCTACTAACTC